ATGGTGAGTTTCGCCACCGGGCTGGAAGGCATGATCCCGTTGCCGGGCCATATCATCGGCGTGGCGGATCAGTATCTGTCCGGGCGGGTGATGGGCGGGCGTATCAGTCAGGTGAACGGTCGCGCGCTGGCGCTCGACCGGACGCCGGATGCAAAAGCGGGTGACAGGCTTATCGTCAACCTGCCGTCCGGCAAATCACAGGCCCGTACCCTTCAGGCGGTCAGCGGCCGCAACGTCACAGTGTCTGCGGTATTCAGCGAAACGCCGGAGCGCGAGGCGGTCTGGTCGGTGGATGCGCAGGATGTCGCGATCCAGCAGTACCGCGTCACGTCTGTCGAAGATAACAACGACGGCACCTGGACCATCAGCGCGGTGCAGCACAACCCGGATAAATATGCCGCCATCGATTCCGGCGCGCGGCTCGATGAGCGTCCGGTATCAGCTATTCCGCCGGGCGTTCAGGCGCCGCCGGCCTCCGTGACCCTCAGCAGTTACAGCCGCGTGGTGCAGGGCCTCAGCGTGGAAACCCTGCGTGTCGCCTGGCCCGCGGCACCCGGCGCCGTGGCGTATGAATGTCAGTGGCGCAAGGATAACGGCGACTGGGTGAATGTGCCGCGCACAAGCTCGCTCGGCTTTGAGGTGCAGGGCATTTATGCCGGGCGGTATATGGCGCGCGTCAGCGCCGTGAACGCCAGCGATGTCGCCTCGGTCTGGCAGACCAGCGTGGAAGTGACGCTGACTGGCAAGGTGGGGGAGCCGCCGGTACCGCTGAACTTCCGCACCACGCCGATTAACTGGGGCATCCAGCTCGACTGGAACTTCCCTGACGGTGCTGACGACACGCTGATGACCGAAATTCAGTATGCCGCCGCGAGCGACGGTAGCGACGCGCTGCTGCTCTCGGATGTGCCGTATCCGGCGCACAGTTACACACAGCTTGGCCTGCGTGCGGGGCAGATCTTCTGGTACCGCGCACGGCTGGTGGACCGTATCGGGAACCAGTCAGCCTGGACCGGCTGGGTGCGGGGCATGGCGAACGACAACGCGGAGGATTACCTGGGTGATATTACCGGAGATTTTCTCACCAGTGCCGACGGCCAGGCGCTGCAGCAGCAAATCGACACTAACATCGAGGCGGTGATGCAGAACGCACTGGCGAACAACGCCACGGTCGATCATCAGTGGAAGCAGTATGGCGAAGTGCGCGCCGATATTCTGGTGGTGAAAACCACTATCGCCGACGTCGATAAAGCGATGGCTGATATGAGCACTCAGATCCAGGCGCAGATAGGCAGTGTCACGGCCGCGCTGGAAGACAAACTCACCGCCGTGGTGGATGCCAGTGGGGCGACAGCCATTCATACGCTGAAAGCAGGCGTGCGGATTAACGGCGACTATTACAGCGCAGGTATGAGCATCGCGGTACTGGCGCAGGCCGGGCAGCCAGTTGTAACGCGTGTTGCGTTTAATGCCGATCAATTTGTGCTGACCACCGGCAGCGGTGCCAGCCAGTTCTCGCCATTTGCTGTGGTGGGCGGGCAGGTGTTTATGAACTCTGCCTTTATTCAGGATGGCACCATTACCAGTGCCAAAATTGGCGCATTTATACAGTCCACTAACTATGTGGCAGGTCGCACTGGCTGGCGCCTGGACAAAAACGGCAACTTCGAGCTTAACGGCAGCGGTGGAAATGGTCGCATGTTAATTACCAATAACATTGTGCAAATCTGGGACGCCAATAATGTCCTGCGCGTGAGAATGGGGCTCTTCTGATGTCCGGACTACAGTGCTGGGATGCCAGCGGAAAGCTTATTGTTGATCTGGGCGACTATATGCTGAGGCATGTCGCCCGCGTTCAGTTCAATAAGGTGGAAGGCGCTGTGACACAGGTAAACATTCCTGTTGCAGGGGTAACAGCCGCAGGTTCGTTCGCTGTGTTTACCGCGCCATATGGTGACAGACAGTCGATCGTTTCCTGCTACGACGGTGGGGTAACGCTTAATTTTGCGCTTGGTTTTTCGCCGGAAAGCGGTCCTGTCGATATTTACAGCTTTATATGAGCTTTTTATGAGCGGATTTGAAATAAGAAATAATGAGGGCGCCATTACGGTAAACAGTGATTTCACCTCGCCGCGACTGCAGCGCCGAATCACATCGCCCCGCTGGGATATCGGCTATTTTGACATGGATATTCCGGGCTTAGGAAATCTTAACGTGTTAAGGGATGCTTATGAAACAGTCGGAAATACCTTCGTTGACTGGCATCAGCCAGGGCAAATAGTCTGGTGTCGTTTCGCGGTGGGGGGATGGGGAATGCCTGGCATCCACTCATACACGCCGGGAAAAGTCGATCTGGCTTTTACACGTCTCGACGTTGCTGTGCAGAGCGGATATCTCGATGTTTTTAACAGTTCCGGAAGCCTGATATGGTCTGCAATATCTGCGCAGAGCACGCCACGAATCACAGGTTTCATTGAAGTTCCGGCAGGTTATGACCTGCAAAACAACACCCTTTCAGTCCCCGTTACCGGTACGCCTTTTCTGCCGACAGATATGTTTCCGGGGATGCTGTCTGAGGATCAAGAGGGCGTAGGCGGAAAGCTTGGTATCGCCATAAAGCAATACTCCGGTTACTTCTCGCTGAGATATATCAACCAGAACACACCGAATTACCGGACGCTTCCCCTGTTTTCGCGCGGCTTCAGGATACCCTACGCCACATTCCCGACACTCTGACCCCGCTACGGCGGTTTTTTTATTTCAGGAGACAGTAATGTCTGCAGGTACTCTTACGCTAACAAATAAATCAGCAGCGGTTACTGGTAATGGAACATTATTCACAACGGAATTAAAAGCTGGCGATCTCATCGTTGTTAAAGTTGGTGGAACTCCTTATACACTGCCCGTTAAAGCAATTACCAATAACACTCAACTGACGCTTGTTAGTGATTACACAGGACCAACCCAGAGCGGTGTCACCTGGTTTGCCGTTCCGCAGGAAGCACAAAGTTTAATTACTGCGGCTCTTGCCTCACAGACCGCAGAAGCATTACGTGGTCTTAATCTCGACAAGACAAACTGGCAACAGGTTTTCAGCGCCAGCGACGATATCACGGTCACTCTCAAAGATGGCTCGACATTCAGCGGACCAAGCTGGTTAAAGCTTGTGAATTTGCTGAACGGCACGATATTTGAAGTGGTGAACTCATATGCAACGCAGCCAGGTAGCGGTGTGCTGATGCGTGGGGGGGAAGTTAAATCAACGATCAAGACTGCGGGCCAGGTTAAATCGTCCGCCTCACTTGTCGCTCTACAGCGGGTAGGGGCAAGTGCTTTCTCTGCTATAACGGTAAATGATGGCGCCACAACCCGGGTTTACAGCATTCCGGCCTCTGATGTTGATGTTGATCTGCTTGCCACCAATTCGCCACAGGGTGCTGTGGCGTGGTGTCGTTTCAGTGCTGACACGATAGTTGCAGCTTTTAACATTTCCTCTATCACTAAGGAAGCCGCTGGCGCTTACCGGCTTTTCTACCAAAATCCCCCGGCAGATGATTTAAACCAGTCAATACAGGTCACAGCAATTCAAAGTTCATCTGATGTTAACGCGGTCAGCGGCAGCGTTTACTCTATCGGCAAAACATCTTTTGCTGTTGCCACAAGGAATAACACTGGTCGCCTGGACGCATCCGTGATGGTTACGGTCCACAGGAAATAGATATGGAAAAGCGAATTATTTATAAGTCTGAGTTTGGTGTGGCTCTCCTGATCCCTTATCTCCCATGCGGCTTAAGCGTTCTGGAAATTGGTCAGAAAGATGTTCCCGAGGGTGTCCCATTCTGGATCATTGATTCTGAAGATGTGCCTGACGATATTCCGCAGGAGGCGTGGGAAATTAACGAAAGTGCCATGCCTGCGCCGGACGGTTATGGCGGAACCTATGAGGCTGGACGCGATGATTAAAATTAACCATGAGAAGTTAGAGGCTATAAGGGCTGCAGAGGTGCGCGACGAGCGCGATCGACTTATTGCCGCTTCTGACTGGGCCATGATGCCTGACGCGCCGACCGACAAAGAAGCATGGGGCGCTTACCGGAGGGCGCTGCGTGAAGTTCCACAACAAGAAGGTTTTCCCGAAAAAACTGTCTGGCCGGTGCCCCCGGTCACCGTAAGCGGCGAATAATAAGCCTGCGTGTTGATCAGTCAGAATAGCTATTAAAATTGCTCTGCCGTTACGATTAATAGGCCGCTGCGTCTTGATTTCGTTACCTTCTGAAACTACTGTATAAATAAACAGTAATTTTACCGGGAGGTACATAATGAAAATACACCCCCTCGTCTGGCCGGCTAAGCCGGTCAGCATTCCATTCTATGCAGACCTGATTTCAGCAGGCTTTCCGAGTCCTGCTGCCGATTATATCGACAGCGGCATTGACCTCGTTTCCCACCTTATTGCACATCCTTCATCCACCTATGTCCTGCGGGTTGCTGGCGACTCGATGCGCGACGCGGGCATCCTTGACGGTTCGCTTTTGCTGGTGGACTTCAGTCTGCACGCGAAGCATAACGACATCGTGGCCGCCAATATTGGCGGGGAGTTTACCGTTAAAAGGCTGGTGACGTACCCGGTGGCGCAGCTGCGCGCCGAGAACCCGGCTTACCCGCCCATAGCTGTTTATGACGCCGACGACCTCGAAATCGTCGGCGTTGTCATTTGCGTGATAAATACCCTGCACCGCA